GATAAGATAGCTGATGAATATAACAGTGCGTACCACAACCACGTAATTGTCATATTCTTTTGTTCTGTCGTCTGAGAATGATCCGAGTGCATACTTCCAAATCTCCCACAATTTAAAATTTCGCATTGACACCTACAACTGTAGCGTTAGGGTTTCTGGCAAGTGCAACTTGACGTGCATCTTGATAGTCTTTAGCAATCACTTCTTCTTTGAAGACAGTTCCTGCTTTGTATAGGGTTACTTCGCATTTCATAATTAATAGTTGTAAAGGACAAGTTCTTTTCTAGATGCCTGATCTATATTATAACTCCCTACAGATCTCATGGTGTAAGTGTGTGCAAATTCTGCAACTGTCCACCCATCAAAACGATCTCTAATAATTTGATCAGAGTTATAAGAGACTAACTGACTACTAGCATATCTATCACACTGGATAGCAAACTCATCATGATCAAATCGTTTATGCATTGTGCCTCCTTTACCACCATAAAGATTATCTTTAATTTCATAGGGAGGATCAAGATAGATAAAAACACTTCTGTCATCAGAAAGAATTTGTTCGTATGATTCGTTAGTAAACTTCCAGTTAGTAATCATTTCTTGATAACCAGTTAACTTCTCAATTCCATTCATTGAGAAATTAGAAATAGATGCCTGTTGAGAAAATGAAGAACTTTCTGTTAGTCCACTGAAAGAACATTTATTAACAATATAAAATCTAGCAGCACGATCTAAACTATCAATAGTTTGATCATTAACTAATTCTTTTGATTCAACAAATAGTTTTCTTGCTGTATCTGGATTAGGATTAAGAGATTTATATTCAATTAGTTTATCTTTAATTTCTTCACCACTGTTTTGTATCTGTCTCCAAAAATTGTATAGTGGTTCATACAAATCATTTACCCAAATTTTTAGATGAGGATATCTTTTACTAACCTCAATAGCTACGCTACCACCACCTAAGAATGGTTCACGATACTCATTGTAATCTGATAGATTAGGAATAAATTGAAACAGTTTACTTAAAGCACGACTTTTTCCACCAGGATATCTAAGAGGAGTTTTATGTGATTTAGTCGTCATGGTCATCCCAAGGATCTGATAAATTTTTATTTGCAAAAAATCCTTTATACACTCCATAACCTGCTAACAGTATTGTTATAACTGCAATTGAAATAGGAAATGTAATGTTAGGATCAAGAGTGAGGTGTGGAATAGTCATCATAATTTTTATTAAATTGTCCAAGATTCAAATCCCTTCCAAAAATTACCATTTGAATCATATCTGTTTGTAAGACTTTCATGCTTAACTCTTACAGATGAAGTTCCTGTTGGTTTAGGAACATCTGCAGGTTTGTATGATTTCACTCCATCTACAATTTTATAATCAAATAAATTAGAAACTTCTCTGTGAGGCATACAAGCAAACTTTATATTTTTTGTAAAAATTTCATCTTTAATACGAGTTTTGTCTTTGACTTTAGAACTATAATAAGGTTTATTAATGTGATCAGAGTCTACGTACCAAGAATCACTTTCATTTTCTTTATCAATAAAATAAAGTGTGGATAAGAAAAAAGATAAAACAGGTTTAGATTTGTAATATGGTTCTAATAAACTTGTTATTGGAACATTAGTTTTTTTATTTTTAGCGTAGAAGTTTAACTTGTTATCAAAAGAGAATTGATTACAACCAACTGTTTGATATTTCCAATCATTAAAGTTTCCTCCAACGCTTATTGTTTTAGAATCAATACTTATAACTGCATCATCTGTTACGAATGCAGTGTCTGAACTTATTACAGATGGGTATATAGATTTGATGCGATCTTTTAACAATGGATCATTATAAACTCTAAAGTTAATGTGTCTCTCCACTGCTAAATCAACTACATTTTCTTTGTCCCATACTTTATGAATCGTTCTCCAGTCTTGATTTATATTTTTCATAATTTCTTTTAATTCATCATTAAAACTTTTCTGTGAAAAAATTTGATGAAGAATATCAAAATACTTTTTTTCAAGATCAAGAACTGTTTTCTGATTGTCTGTATAAGAATTAAAATTTTTATTTTGTGGGGTCATCATTTGAATTCACAACTCATCATAATTTCTGTTAGACATGCTAACATATTGATCTCTTGATCTGGAACAAGACTAATATCTTTCATGTATTTTGCCATGATAAGAACTGCTTCTGGTATGGATGATGGTTTTAATACACCATACAAACTATCATAGATCTTTCTCATAACAGAACTAGGATCATTGTCCATGTGTTGAACTACCCAATTCTTCACTGTAGTAAACTCTTTCTTTGCTAGTGCCGAGAGAAGATTATCAAGATTGATATCAGCGATATCCAAAAGAATAGCTGCATCAATGGCTCCATTAGCAGAATAGCGTTGACACTCATTGATAAGCCTGCGCCAATCAGGATAATACCGCTTAATAAGTTTAGCCAGAACTTTGTCTTCAAACGTAACTTTCTCATCTTTAAGAATCCCTCTCAATCTATCAAAAAATTTACCTTGCAATTGAACTGATTGCTCAGGTTTAATTCTAAAGTCAACAACTGTACATCTAGAATGTAATGGTTCAATAATCTTATTGATAAAATTACATGTGAATATAAATCTACAGTTACTATGAAACTCTTCTACAGCACTCCTCAAGGAGAGTTGTACATCATTAGTAGTGTTATCTGCTTCGTCAATGATGACAACTTTATGTGATGCACCTGATGTCAATGATACAGTTGTAGCAAACTGTCTTACACGATTTCTAACTGTGTCCAGAAAACGACCTTCGTCAGATCCATTGATGACAATGTATGATGCTCCTATCTCTTCACACATTGCCTTAGCAATAGTGGTCTTACCCACTCCTGCTGTGCCACTCAATAGCAAGTTAGGTAGTTCTCCTTGTTCAACAAAACCTTGAAAGACATTACGTGTTGTATCTGGTAGGATACAATCTTTGACTTTGTTAGGTCGATACTTCTCAACCCAAAGGAACTCTTTGCTCATTATGTAAAAGTAAATTGAAAGAAAATGTCAATCTCATGTTAGCACTGGTTTGCAAGTCAACGCAATGCATTAAGTATGGTGGGAATAAGATTACATCCCCATCATGTAAATTTGGTTGTAAACTATCAGCAAAGTATTCTCTAAAGTTCTCACTTTGATATGGGAACTGATGAACTCTGTTGTTAGAATCTGGACGGAAAAACGTTGTTGGTGTAGCACCTTTATTATAATAGATACCACACCAATATGGTGTTTGTTCCATACAACCTGTCAAGTGTGTATGAGGTTCTTGCCCTTGATAATCATGATATACATTATACCAGAAATTATGAACAACAAACTTATCTGGTATACCATTCGATATAAAAAGTCTTTTCATTTGTTCTGATAAATCTTTTATCAAACTATCTCTGACATCAGGAGATATTAATCTATCGTTATCAGAGATATTAGGAAAAGAAGAATTGACTGGTGTAGTCCATCCTTTAGGACGACTATCTATTTTTCCCTGCTTTGCTATATCAGAAAAGTCATAGGTGTCATGCTTCTCAAATCTAAAAGTAAATATAGGAACATAAAAAACTTTATGTAACATCATGCGGGTTCAAGGGCAATATAATACTTGAGGTCTGCATCTTGACTTGTCCACTCAGAGATCAAGTGTTTAGATACTTTAACAACATAGTCACTTGGTAGAACACGAATGTTCTCAATCTTAAGATCAAGAGAAAAGGTGCCAGTAGCAGTGCCTTTGACCGAGAGATCGTAAGTATTGCTGGTATCATTTTCTTTGTCTCTTAGAATCAATTTGATAACATCTGATCCTTCTTCTGAATAGAAAGTTAGATCAGGTAAACTATAAACTGCAGATGCTTTTTGGATATTAACCAAGTCCTCAGCAGTAAGAGAAAATTGTATATCAGAACCAGGAAATCTTACATTCTTTTCTGGTGCACTCTTCAATGTGATCTCAGGATCAGAGAAGTAATACTTAGCAGACTGGCGACCACCTTTAATGTTTACAAAATCTTTGCTTGTAAATTCTAGTTGTGGATCATTGAACAAAGATATACCCATCAAGAACTGACTTAGATCATAGATTGCAAAGTCAGAAGGGAATACTTCTTCACCAGTAAACTTTGCCAGAATGTTTTCTGCATTAGAAATAGTTCTTACAGTGCTTCCTTTACGAAAGACGATTGAAGAATTGATAGTGCTGAAGTTCTTGAGAACGTCAAGTGTTTTTTTGGATAATGTTACTTTACTCATTTGTCATAATCAACTGAAAAGGATGTAGGCATGTTTGCGTCAATTGCTGCTGCTCTAGCAGACTTGTCGCTGAAATGTAGAAGAAGAACTGCATAGTGAACGATCTTAAAAAGATCTTTTCTTGCTGTTCCTTTTCTATCATACCTTGAAGCATATTTCAAAATGTTAGACCTACAGAATGCTTCAGCATCACCAACAGAATCAATAAGATCCAATGTTTGAATCCCATGTTTACTGTAGTGTGCACCGTAGGTACTAGAGATATAATCTGAGATCTCTTTAAGGATCTCCTGTTCATTGTACTTGGTCAATTTTCACTCCAGACATGATCTATGTCACTATGATAGCATTGAAATTCGTTTCCGTCAAGGTCAACAACATTTATTTTATGTGTTGCTGACCATTCTTTCCCACCATCTCCTATAATGCGAACACTCCTACCGTCTTTAAGACGGAGGATGTGTCCAAGATAACCATCAAACGGTTTGCTCATCTTTTACCTCGTTAGGAACTACCTCTGCATCTATTTTATCATACAATTCGATAAATGATTGCTTTGTTTCCTCATCAAAACGATTTGTGCAAACTTTGATTGCTTTCATACGATCTTGCCAGATAGCAAATGCTCTGATGATGTGTACAAGTCTACGTGTTGAGATAACTTCATCAACACCACCATCGTTGAATGTTCTACGAATAATGTCTGCCCAGTTAGCAAGGTAAGAACAGAACTCTTTGTCAAGAACAGCAAGTGATGCTGCTGCTTTCTCAAGAATTTTTGTCTCTGTAGCAACAGTAGGATACTCTTGCTCGAATGTCAAGGCAAATCTCTCAAGGAATGCTTCGTTCAATACGTTAGTACCGATGAATCTACCATCCTCAGAACCTTTACCTTTTGTATTTGCTGTAGCAAATATGTTGAAACCAGGACGACGCTCTACATAGCGACCTGTCTTCTTCAAGAATAAACCTTTACCTTCTAGAACAGATTGTAGACAAAGTATCTTGTTAGATGCTAGGTCAACTTCGTCAAGAAGAAGGATAGCACCTCTCTCAAGTGCTTCGATGACAGGACCGTTGTGCCATACTGTCTCACCGTTGACAAGTCTGAATCCACCGATAAGATCGTCTTCGTCTGTCTCGATAGTGATGTTGACTCTGATCAACTCACGTCCTAGAGCAGCACATGCTTGCTCAATACCAAGAGTCTTACCATTACCAGATAGACCTGTGATGAATGTAGGGTAGAAGATACCTGATTGAATGATCTTCTTGACATCAGGGAAGTTACCGAATGGAACAAAGTTAGGATCTTTGCTAGGAACTAGGTTCTCTGCAATAGCAGGAGATGCAGAAGGAGCATTGTAAGTGATCTCAAGTTTTTCTTGGATAGTTAGATCCCACTTACCAATACCTTGCTTGTACTGTTTAAGTCTTTTCTTTACTGTAGCGAGTGAACAATTAAAATGCTCTGACGCTTGAAATAAATTTTTTGTATTAACTTCTGTACCGAAGTTTTCTGTCAAGTATGTAACGAAGTCTTCAGTTGTTACAGGGATAGGAGCGAATGGCATTTTAAAATTTGTTGTTGTTGTACTTAGTATAATGGATAGTTAGGGGTGTTGCCACCCCTAGTGGACAGTTTGTTAACTGACTTTACTTACGAATGCGTTAAG